GGTAACAAGATCAAGCAGGATGCAATTGCTCTTCAAGAAAAATTAAATAAGCTTGGCGAAGAAGGTGCGCTTCAGCGTGTAATTGAAGCTGCAAGAGGGGAAAATACTGTTAAGCAGAAAACACAAGAGCTGCGTCTCACCCAGGCTGAGGCGGGCTCGATTGGCGTGATGGCTGCAGACAAGCAAGCGATTGCAACATTTGACGCAAGATCACTTGAGACTCAAAAGCAAATTGAAGAAGAAAATAAAAGAATTATTGAAAGAACTTCAAAGTCTAATGCTTACAACGCAAAAGAAAAGAAAGCAATTGCTGATGCGGCTAAAGAGTATTTGGAGAATGCAAGAAAATCTCTTGATGTTGACAGACAGATGCTTCAAGTGTCGCAGCAAATGCGTTTTAATTCTGAAATGGCAGCAATGGAGCTAGAGTTTCAAACTCGTGGCGCTGGAGCCAAGGCTGGATTCTTTGGTGCTGGAGCACAGGCTTACAATCAAGAGCTTGTGAGTGGAAGTGGTGACTCAGTGAAAGCAGCCGAAAAAGCTCAATCAGCCAGAAGGAACGAGGTCAACAACGAAATAGTCCAAATGCGTGAAAATATTCAAAGCCTAATCGACCCAACAAATCAGGTTATTGCAGGAGCTAAAGCCATTGGAGACGCTTTCAGCGAAGCTTTCAAGGGAGTCGTTAGCGGTTCAGTAACCGGAAGAGATGCGTTGGCAGATTTCTTCCAAAAAACTGGGCAACACTTCCTTGAAATGGCAACTCAGATGATGGCGCAGAAGATGATTCTTGAGCTAATTGGCTTTGGTTTGAAATCTTTTGGGCTTAGCGGTGGTAGAGGCATCGCAAACACATTTGAGCTACCTGGTGCAGGATTCATGCCAACTGGTGGTTTCAAGCCATTTGCTAATGGCGGTATGTTCACGAATTCCATTGTTTCCTCGCCAACGCTATTTCAATTCGCCAACGGAGGAGCCCTTGCAAACGGCCTGATGGGCGAAGCGGGACCAGAAGCCGTCATGCCTCTGTCAAGGGGGCCAGGGGGGCGTCTGGGCGTCGATGCGAGCGGAATGATGTCGGCTTCCCGCGATGCGCTGCAGCAGGCCAGCCAGGAGGTTGCCGCTTCCCGTGAAGCGCTCCAGCAGGTATCGGAAGGTGGTAGTAGTGAAACCGGACCAAACGGTTACACGCCGCAAAGCAAGCTATTTGCTGAATCAAGACAAGCACTTGCAACTTCTACTAGGTCGCAATCTGTTACTACTTCTAGCAGCTCTGCGCCGCTCAAGATTGAAACAATTCGGATTGGCAGCCTTGATGTGGTTACGGTGGAGCAAGCTAAGGCAATTGCTGATGCAAGCTCAGTTCGTGGTAATGCTAAGCAGACAAGACTGCTACAGTCGAGTCCTTCGGCTCGCAGATCAATGGGGATCTAATGGATTACGACATTAGCGAAGGTGTTTACATGCAGCTTTTAACTAAAGCTGGTACACCAACTGGATACGCTTTTCAACAGTTTCATCAAAGTCAGGTGCGTACCTACAAGGGTATTGATTTTATATTTGCAGCATTTGAATACAGCGGTGCCAGCATTGATCTTGGGTTTCCAAATGCAGAAGCTGTCTTGGTTTTTAACGTTAACACGCTCAGCTTAAATATTTGGAAGCAAGCTGCAGACGAGTTCTGGATTGCAAGAGTTCGCACTGTATGGCTAGATCCGTCAACGTTAATTGAAACTGGAATCGAGATGGTTGATAACTATGCCATTACTGGCTTCGACCATGACTTGCAGCAGGTAAGCTTGCGCCTTGGGAGTCCATTAGACGCTATCGGTTCTGACTGGCCTCGTAGAGTGTTGACACAGGCAATCGTCGGTGCATTGCCGCCAAACGGAGAGGTAACCTTCTAATGCTTGGAAGAAAGCGTCAAAGATTGCTCTTGCCAGCAGATAGGCAGATTATTGAGATACTTGGTGTTACAGAGCAAGAGTATCGAAATTTCCTGCTGGAGAGAGAAAGGTTTAACAGACAGCAGCCGATTCGTGGTCCGGTTGCACTTGAGCCAGCAGTAACAGCTTTTCTGATTAACCTAGCAATTAGCTTAGTGCTAACTGCTGCTTCATACCTGCTTCGGCCTAGGCCATTGCAGCCCAAGAAGCCAGGAGAACTTAGGCAACAGCAAAGCCAGGGTCAATCACTTGTAACAAGAACTGAGTTTACGCCAAAGCAGGGGATCTCAAGCTCTCAGGATGTAGTCGAGCTTGGGGCCACAATTCCTGTTATCTGGGCAAACAGGGAAACGATTGGAGGCGTGACCTATGGCGGGGTTCGTGTTAATTGTCCAATGATCTGGTCGCAGATGTACTCCCTTGGCGGGAGTCAAATGCTGCGAGCGATTTATCTTGTTGGGGAAGCTCCAGTTAATGGCATTGATCCCCAACAGTTTGCCTTTGGCGAAAACCTATTAAGTTCCTATGACCTCGGCGCCGCTGGTGAATCAAGCGCAAGGGTAACCATCTATCATAGACCCGGCGGTGGGCGAATTAGGTCAAGTGATCGTGTTGCCGGAAGACTTGCAGCAAATGATCCCGGTAACTCTGAAAATGCTGGAGCTGGAGACGTATTCCAAGCTCGCGGGCTAAACAATGCTTGGACGCAAGCCACTAGCTACACATATAAGCCAAGCAGTCAAACAGTCTTTGGTCTTTATAGTCCAATTGGCAACGGTTTAGCTTATCGTCTAAATCCGTCGATGCGCCCAGCAAGTACCCCGAGTACCGTTCAGGCTTCTCAGTATTGGAGCGCTAGAGGCTACTCGCAAATTCTTTGCTCGCCAGATCACTCTGCATTGGTTCAGCGACAAAAGAATGATGCCATCAACCAGAGCAGAAGTGGACTTGTTACTCTTCGCAGGAATGGTTCGGTTATTGTTAGTACCAGCCTATTGGCAGGCGACGAACTGGATTACCTGCTTGATTCGGGAACTTCGGCTGCAGAATCTTTCGTTAGCGGTAACTTCTCAGAATTAAAGGGCGACATCGGTTCCGCTGTTGCTGGCAGGCAGCGGCAGTGGGATGATTCCATTGTTGTTGGGGAAACCTATAGAATTGGATCTGCAATTGCAGTTTGCAAGTCCAGAACACCGTCAGATGATGTGTTTAACTCTGACGTACAGAGTCAGCCGATTGGCGGCGGTATTTCGATCGTAGCAACTTTTACGATTGTATCAGCAGGGTCATGCGACTTTCCTGGTTCCGGTGGTGCCAGGTGTGGCACATCTTCGCCGCATATTATGCGACTGTCCAGAGCGACAATTGCTATTCCACAGCCAGCTCAAGTCATTGAAGTTGGTGGCAAGTCAGCGGTAGGTATTAGAGTTTCAGGATTCTGCAATATCAAGGACTCTCCTAGCTACAGGAGAATTGACCTGAACGCTTGTGACATTTACGATACCCTACTGTTGGCGCCTAGGCAAATTCTTGAGACAACAGCATTTCAGTCTGGCACAATTACACAAATAGAAACTCGTTACAGTTTCTGGAGGTTTCGCTATCGAATGGCTGGCAGCTCAGGCGAGTGGTCACAATTTCCGCAGCTATTTGGTGTATCGGGAAGCACGCAGCAACAGCAGTATTGGTATAACCGAATTGAATTCCCTTCTCGCCAACGCTGGGAACTCGATTACCTACCAGTAAGTGGATGGGAAATTCGCAACAACATTGCCACTGGTCAGTTGGTGGTAATTGATGCAAGGCTTTCGACACTCCTTACACTTACAGACGGCGCCGCTGTCATGCGAGTGCCGGGAACATTCGTAGACCGGCAGCAGTCAGAGTTTCAAATGCCTTGCACAATTCCATCAGTTGGAGATATTGGCATTCCTTACGTTGATAGTAGTAACATTGTAGATGACTGGGGCCGACTGGCAGAGCAGTTTGTTTACGAAGAGTTTACTGCTAGTTGCACAACCCCAGAGCACGAGATTGCTTATATTAACGTCATTGATACTGCGCCAACCCCTCCCAGTTACGAGAACATTACACTTGTTGCCGTAAATATTCGTAGTACAACTGAGTCTTCAACTCTTGGCCAATTCAGCGTTTACGTTAATCAGGGAATTGGCTCCTCGCACTCTTTTCCGGGCCTGCTTGAGGCTGGCCTAACAAATAGTCGCTACGGTGTTGGCTCAATTATGAGCGCATTGCAAGTTGACTCAGCTTCATTTCAGGAAGCAACGGCCTGGACAAGGGGCAGGGGTTACTTCTGGGATGGCGCACTGTCTGATCCAGTGAACATGAGGTCATGGGGAAATGATACAGCAGCGCTTTTCCTGCTTGACCTTGTAACTAAAAATGGTGTTAGCTACTTACAGCCTGCCATACTATTTGATCAACCAGAAGGAATCGTTGGGCTTTTCAATATTGGCGTTATTAAGGAAAATACATTTAAGTTGAACTACTTTGATCAAGCTGATCGCCAGCCAATCAGAGTATCAATTAAATGGCGTGAAGAAAGACGGGCAGAGGGTGATGGCAGTAATCGCGGCTTATTCCCGGTGATTCGGGAGGTTACGGTTCGGGAAGCAAATACTTCTGAAACAGCTTTGCTTGAAACCATAGATATGACAGATTTTTGCACCAATGAAAGACATGCAATTGATGTAGGTAAAATCAAAGCAAGAATGAAGCGACTGATAACACATCAGGTAACTTTTGAGATACCGCCACTACAAGCCACTCTTGTACCTGGCAGATGTTTTAAGCTTGCAATGGAAAACGTAAGCTATTCGGCACCAAGCAATGGAGTCATACTAAAAGATGGTTCAATTATTAAAAACGATGATTCTTTTGCGGACGGCACCTATGATGTTCTTCTTTGGACTGGCTCTGGTGGCATCCAGGAAACTCAAATAACCATAGTCAACGGTAAAGCATTGAATCCGGTTCAGGCTGTTTTTTGTATTGCCGAGGTAACTACATCGGAACCTGTTTACAAAGTTCAGAGCATGGGATTTACGGATACTGGAGATATACAAGTAACTGCTTTATCCTGGCCTCTTGACTCAAATGGATACAGTCAAATCGCTAGTGGTTGGGATGTTTCCGGTAATTGGATTATTGAAGGTGCAATTGGCAATACGGATGCACCAGGGTCAATCACTGCATCGTTTACCGGGGTAACGATTGTTGGTTCGTCAACAGCAACTGTTGGTGTTTCGGAAAACTATTCCGCTATAGTTAGTGGCACTGGAACTGGATATACATATTCATGGTCTGGTAGTGGCTTAACTTTTGGAACGCCAACGTCTTCTTCTACTACAATTACCGTAACAAGCGCAGGAGCAAAAACCGCAAGCTGCGCTGTTACAAGAAATGGAGTTACAATTACTGCAACGCTTCCAATTCTTGGTGTTACTGGCGGCGAGGGATCTACGGCTATTGGAGCCATTACTATTTCTGGTTCTACGAGTGGAACGAGCCCTGCAACTATTTCATACTCTTCAGCAAATTCTGGAAGTGCAACCGATCTGACTTACTCTTGGTCGGCAGCGGTGATTCCATCTACGGGCTTAGTTACGTTCAACCAAACTGATCTACAGACTGTAGCCGCAACATTTACTGGCGCTGGCACATATCAATTAAGCTGCAGAGTCAGAAGCTACACCGCTTCCGATGATACTGTTCAAAAGAGTTGCACGTTTAATTTAACAACAGATACTATTACCGCAAATGCTCATACTCTATCAGGTAACGATCAAATCTCATTTACGGCTTTGACTGGAGCACTGCCAACTGGTGTTATTGCCGATACAATTTACTATGTGCGATCTAGTGGTATCACAGCAAATACATTTACGATCTCTTTACTTCCGTCGGGTAGCCTGCTAGATATTTCCGGTTCAGCAACTGGAACCTATCAAGTGACTAGAATTGGTCGTACAGGGTTGATAACCGTAACCATCACATGATTCTCTTCCCGGCGATACGGCCCAGCAGCAGGGAGTACCGTCCTCCAGCCATTCCCATCACGGAAACCCGCTCAGAGGGGGGTACGACGTTCAGGAGGAGGCGTGGAAGCCTTGCGGTTGATGCTGGTGTGTCCCTGCGATTTGATGTGCGTCCCGAGGCCGACTGGGAGGCGATAGAGGCGGCGTGGCTCGACTCCGATTGCGGAATGGTTGATCTTGAGCTACCGCCAGAGGTATGGGAGCCTGGAGCTGCACCCAATCTTCCCGGTCTGCAGTGGAGATTCATTCCTGATCAACCACCACAAAAGTCAAACGACAAGGAGCAACGCGGAAGAGTTAATGTTACGGTTGAGTTACGGGCTATTGCTTCGTAAAAAATAGATCAATCTCTTGCGCCTGTCCAGCCTGGCTATTCTGTGGTCAGAGTCAGCAGAGTGAGGATTTACAGTGACAGTGATTACCGGGTCCGGTGGGCAACTTCGGTTTAATGGAACCAAGGTTGCAAAGTGCAAGGACTTCAGCCTTGATGTTAGTCGAGACGCAATTGAGGATACAGCACTTGGCTCAGATGATCGTACATTTGTATCTGGATTGCGTGGTGCTAGTGGGAGTGCAACGATTATGTATGATCCTGATGACACAGCAACCAAGAGTCTACTAAATTCAATCTTAAGTGATTCCAGTAGTGCTGAGCAAGTTGAATTTGTACTCAATACTACACTTGGTAAAGCGATGAAAGCATCAGCACTAATTACTCAGGTTGGTACGCCTGTTTCGGCAGGAGAAATCGTTGCCTGCAGTGTGAACTTTCAGGTAACTGGTCCCATTGTTGGCACCTTCTAATGGCAGTTCTTGGTGCTGGCGGAATCGTAAAACTTCGTCGAGATGCGCCGGAATCGGTAGCTATTGATTCTGCTGCAATCAATACTGCATCAAACACGCTGTCAAATTCAAATATAAGTATTTGGAACGGCGACAGGGTGGTAATTACCTGTGGACGCGGGCTTCCGTTTGATAGTGGCACGAATGGACCCGACTGCCCAGACGGACACGCAATGTACTTTGGGTCAATTTGGCGGCTTGGAACAAACAGGGCTCATATTACCAGTAACTCAAGTGCTTTCTACTCTGGAACGGATTCTGCGGCTTTTTACGTTACTCAGTCGGCTACTGGGCTGACAACTTCCGTTACTTACTACGCCAATAGAGATCAACTGGACAGACTAAGTTTTTACGCAAATCGTGGTGCTGCACTTTCTGGCAGGCTTACTGACCGGGTTCCAATTAGTAGCGTTGACTTTGGAACTCTTAATATTAGCGTAAACATAACTGAAGCAGACTGGATAATTCAGGGAATGCTTTCTGATTGGTCGCTAAGTCTGACAGCTTCCGAGGTTGATACAACTTCTGTTGGCGAGCGGTTCGGTGATGCCGTTAAGTCAATCGTAAGTGGCAGCGGAACGATGGACTTTTTTATTGAAAGAGAGGGAAGCGACACTAGCAATGATAGTACAATGCTTTTGAATCTTCTTCTTCTTACAGAAAAGGGATGCAAGGCAGAAAGTGAATTCTGGATGATTGACAATCGCAGGGGCTCTGGTAAGTTTTTGCCTGGCGATCTTTATTATGCTACCGATCTAATGATTACAAGTGTAGCGATCAACACTCGGGTCCAAGAAGCAATTGTTGGTTCACTCAATTTCGTGACCGTTGGAGAGATTGCCCTGAGGCAGGGAATTGAGTGATCGCTGCTAGAGTGAACCAGCAGTCAGATAAAACGGCGTGGCTCAGCTCGTTCCCAGTGGCCAGACCGGAGCCCTTGACAACCTTTCAACATCGCAAGCAGGTTTTCGTACTCAAATTGCAACAGCGCTTGAGGGATTGCGTCAACTGATTGGTGCAACAAATATTGCAAGTGGCAGCTCCGAATCAACAGATCCACTGACGGCACCATTTGTTCTGTTTGTCAATCCATACATCGGTAAGGATACTTTCGCCTCTGGCTCCTACAACACAAAAGAAGCTACCGGCACAACGGAAGAGATTGTCGCTCAAAAGCTTAAAAGACTAGAGAACCAGCGTCTAACTTGCGGTTATACCAGGCACTCACCGTTCAAGACAATCAACCGCGCTGTTATTGAAGCTGCAATTATCACCAGCAAGAACTGGTACATCAACGATCCGCTTGCACACGTTGATTGTGTTTGCATCGTACTGGCTCCAGGTCTGCATATTATCTATAACAATCCTTCAACTGATAGTTCTGCCATTTCGATCTCGACATGGGCAGATGGCTTTAATCCAACATGGCAGCACCTGATTAAGTTCAATCCAACCGAAGGTGGTGTTCTTCTTCCGCGTGGTGCTTCTATCGTTTCTGAATTTGGTGATTTACGTCATACGGTTATCAGGCCAAGCTGGGTTCCAGAAGGAAACGTAGACGAAACACCTACATACTCAAACGGAGTTGCTACCTATTCGCTGCGTAGGCAAATTATCAAAACGACTGGCGGGGGCTATGCCTATGGCATTACCACCATGGATAAGATTGGTCTTGCAGAGTCGCATCACCTTCTGTCAACTTTTGGTCATGCTACGAAGGCAGAGCTTGATACATTCTACGCAAACGTTTTCACGGCTTGTGGTACTGGTGGGAACCTAAGCCAAGCACTATTGGTGGCTAGGCAAACTGAGTACACTATTGCCGCACCAATTAGTGGCACGCCAACGCAGGCATGGGATTCTACTGCTTCAGCGTCTTTCTATATTTTTCAATGCACAGTGCGATCCAATTTTGGAATGGGTCGGCTGTGGGTTGACGGTTCCAAAGTCCTCGGCTTCAAGTCATTTGTACTCGCCAACTTTACTGGCGTTAGCCTGCAAAAAAGTATCTCCGAGAATGGAGATATGCGTTGCTGGCAGAAATATTCCGGCGGTAACTGGGTAGCAGTTTCCAACTACGAAGATTACATTAGCCAGATACCGGACAATATTCGACAAAACCCAGCACGGCGTAGTGTTGGTGTTGCCGCCATCAACGAAGGTTTTATCCAAAAGGTTTCAATCTTTGATATTGGAGAAGGCGTACAGAGCCTAGTAGACACAGGCGGTGAGATTGACAGCAACAACGGCAACAGCAGTTTTGGCGGTTGTGCTGGTATCGCCAAGGGATACCGTAGGGCAGCACTTCCAAGTGATAAAAACTGGCAAGTCAGTGCGATTAAAGTTCCCCTTAGCCCTGAGTTCAAAACAGGCAATATTCAGAGGTTCTACTTAGGAACGGTTTCGGCGTTTACATCTAGCACAATCACCTTGTCTTCAGGGTTGGCGCCATATGGCACTAGCTCTACCATTCCAGATACGCTTGGCCAGAACGGTTACACACTCCCTTCAGGTAGTTATATCTGGGTAGAAAATCAACAGGGAACCGATTGGCGAGCACCGCTGACCGGAAGTGCATGGTCATCTTCGGCGCCAGCACAAATCAACATCACCACAGCTCTTACGAATCCCAGCGGTGCTGCTGTTGATTTAGGCGGTGATGGGATCTCCTTGGCGATTGGTGCTCGCGTCTATGTGAGACGACTGGTTGATACTCGTACACCAGCCGAACGCAGAATATCTGTCAAGCTAAGCAATACAACGGCAGCCCGAGTTCCGGCAGCTAGTTCCGTGCTGCAGACAGATACTACTTCATCTTCAATTGCTCGCACACTAAGTAGCTCTTCCGAGGTACTGCTGGTCAGTTCTGCCGGGTTGGGTGACACTCCTGGTTCTGGTGTTCTCAAGACTGCTGAAATTACACTGCGGCGTGGCGGCAACGCTACCAACTACGCCAACGGTGCTACTTACCTAGCTGGCACGGTTGTACTTTACGCGAACAAGCATTACATCAATAGCAAGAAGCTGACAACCACAAGTTCAGTTCCTGATCCAACGCAGTGGCAGGAAACGTTTGTTCATATGGAGTCGTCCTTCGCCCCTGAAGACAATATCAAGAACGAAGCGCTAATCTTGGTTTTTGATACTGATACGGATGGCGCTGAGGTTACAACTACATGCGGAATTAACTGGTCAACTGTTTTTGGTACGTCTGGGTCATTCTCAGTCGCTAGTCAGTACCGTGTAAGCACAGACTATTTGGGAGTTTTTCTGCTGCTGAAAGCGCTGGGCTACGAAAGTACCGATACCCACGCTGCATTGGTGCCACGCAGCGAAGCAGCAAGAAGTCGTAACCCAGGGCTGACATCATCCCCAGCTACCACACTGGCGCTCAGCAGCGTTTCCCCGTCGGGTGGTGCTGCCAATGCAGCGGCAAATTGGCCAGTTGAATTCAGGCGTCCCTCAACCCTTTGGATGGGATCACATCGCTGGTTTGGCAGCGGTACGGGAAATTATTCAAAGGCCGTTCCGGCAGCAGCGCAAGATATGTCTGCACAGAATAAATTTACTTATTACTTTACCAGTCAAGGAGGCGGCAGGGTAATCCCTCAGGGCAGCCAAGAGGATGGACTGCTGGTATCCCCTCGCGGCCTAGAAGATACAACAACTGGTCAAACCCTAAGCGTTGAAAACATTGGTGCTGGAGATATTAATACAAGTCAGGGAACCATATTTGACGTACTAAGCGTTACCAATAGTTTGACCGTTGGTGGTCAGGCTACGTTCTCAGGCGGAATTACTTTTAATTCTGGTCAGGTAAGTCAAACTACAAGACTTGGCCCAGCTAGGTTGGCGCCCTACGCTGAACTAATTAAAACTGGAGCCGCCGCTTCAGTTGCTACCAACGATGCGTCAATCAACGGCTCGCCTGATATTGTAACTGTTCCTGGTCTGAATGCTTGGAAGAACGCAAATCAGCTTGTTAGCGCATTACAAGGGGAACTCCTGATCTATGTAAGCGCTACGGGAACGGATCGCAACTTACAGCAGATGATAGCAGAGCCACCGAATGTGGCTTCAAGAGCTGTTCCTAATCTTAGTAGGGCTGCCGAATATGCTAATTACGTCCTGTCAGGTAGTGAGCAAACTGCTGTTGTTCGCATTAGCCCAGCCTATTACACATTCCTTGGTTCTGTTTGGAATTGCAATGTTCGATTTGAGTCATGGAATAGTGGATTTACGGCAATGCCATATCTAAGTACAACTGCTGGCAGCTACTATCCTAATACCCCGACAGCAAACGATTACTACGATGGCAAGGGCTACGATAACGCAGCTCTAATTCCTCAATTCATAACTTGGCGACTTGGTATTCGTGATAGCGCAGGAGCTGGTCAAACAGGCGGAAACACGAATTTACACGCATTTCTTTACGGCACTGAAATTACTTTTAAGAAATCAGCTGAATTTAAAGGTGGATTTTCTTTTCTTGGTCTTGCTGAAACAATCAAGTGGATTTCCGGAAATACAAACGTAAGAGCTACACAAATTGTGTTCTCCGTGGGCGGCAGTAGTTGGGCGAATACGGAAGGCAATATCAATGGCTTGACTTACTCCTCAAATACTTCAACCAATGTTGATCAATTGCTAAATAGCATTAGAAATGCGAGTGGATTTACGGGTGAATTTAGTTCAGCCACTTTTTCATCGCCTATAAACATTCAGTCCAGAGCAACTGATTCTATTCAGTTAAAAGACTGTATCTTTGGCCCAGGTCTTCCATCTCACAAGGAAACGCTGGGCGGCAATCGCTCTCCATATATTAACGTCACAACTAACGCTAAAATTTATTTAAGCAATGTTTACCTAAGGGGAAATACGGTAATCACAAGTAACGGAATCGGCTGCTCATCCTCAATAGAAAATTCCAATCGCATACACTACGGTTCCGCCCTTGCTCAGGCACCGTGGACATTTAGACAATTTCACCATACCTTCATTGGTACTTTAGGCCCTTCTGAGGGATCTTTGTCTATAGATATGGTTTTTGGTATGATTGGCGATGGTAAGTTTGTGCTAACCGGCGAAGCAGGAGTCGCTCCTTATGATTACAACTTCTATTCTGATAGAACCGGAAAGCTGCTACCTAATCATATCCATCTGGTTACGAATAGTTCAACCTCGGCAGAACTCAACTATCCGTCAAACGATAATGATGGACCCTTTCTGGATCAATTTATTCACGCAAAAACATCTATCACAATTGAGAACTGTTTTATTGATACTTTTGCAGGCAGCACGACCCAGCCGGTTCGCTCAGGTTTTGTGGGGCGGTTTGGTTCCAATGGTCACAACTCAACCAAATCCCGTGGTATTTTACTTGGTTGCAAGTATTTCG